TTCATCTTATTACATAACCAACAACAAGGCACTATGTTTTCTGAGATATATCCCTTTGTATTATCTACACGATCAATACCAATTACCTCATCTTCCTTATAATGAGCGCAATAGTGGCAGGGCTTCTTTACTATTGTCTCAAACTCGGCGGGACTTAGCATGTATTCTAATCTCCGTTTTATCGCATTATCATGATATTCTTTGATATGACCATTAATATTTTTTTGGCGCTCCTCTTTATAGTTTCTAAGTCTATCGCTACGTTCTTTATCTAGTATATGTTGTTTTTCATTACAATCTTTACATAACTGACTTACTCTATTTGCATGTGTTAAGAAGGTTGGAAAGTCTTTAAAGCATTTTACGCAAAGCTGGTTTTCTTGTTGTTTATCACCTGCCTCACGAATCTGTATATGAAGTTTTTTCTTTTCTGCATACCGCTCATTATCCTTTTCTGCCAGTTTCCCTAGACACGATACACAGGTTTTGTAGCCCGTATCACAAACATTAAAACAGCCCCTATCAATATCACAGTAGGTTATGCTCTTTAACTTCTCCTCATCACGATACACATCTCTATGGTGCTTGCCGCAATATTTTTCATCTTTCTTCTTTTTGAAACTGCAGCCTTCATGCCCACACGGATCCACTGGAGCTTTACAGTCAAGGCAAGAGAGTCTCCCCTCTGCAACTTCATTATTGCACCCCCGAAAGAAGAAGCGGCACCATTTCTTTCCAGCAGCGATCCCATCGTTATGGAGCTTGTAGCGTTCATGACGCCCACAGTAGCCGTTTTCCTTAGCTGGAAACTGGCAGGTGCTACCTTTTCGGGCCCCTTCATGAATGGTCGCTTTACAGTCCATCTAATTACCGGGGTTATTTTTGTCCCCAGATACGGAGTCACCTTTTGTCATAAAGTTTTCATTTTTGATGACTTTATAACAAAATTTGTAAGGTGCATAACATTTTTTGCAGGGTTCTTAGTTGCTATAGGCCAATCCTCCCATCCCCGACATGATACGGAGAACGTTGTAGTTCGTCGCATAGACATTGACCGTCGCCGTCTTCTCGCCGCCAACCGTGTTGTTGGTGAGCGTGAGGTTGAGCGTGGCATTGTCGATACGGGAGAAGTTGCAGGTGCCGCTGGGCTGGTGGTCCTCGGGGTTGAGCGCGAAGGAGTAGACGTTGATGCCAACCGCGGGGATGTTCGTGTGGTGCTGGTAGGGCTGGACCAAGTTGAAGTACGTACCGTCACGCTCGGAGAAGCGATCGTGGCCGTTGAGCTGGATCTTCGCAACCGCCGTGGGGTTCTTGCCCGCAAGACCCTCAACACGCGTGATGGAGTAGCCGGACTCGAGCGCCGCGCGGTCGAACCAGTCGGAGAAGTTGAAGGGCTGCTGACCCTTGTACTTGTCCATCGTGCCGTCGCAGCTCGTGAAGGAATCACGCTGCGTAACCCAGATGAGCTCCTTGCAAGGGTGGTTGAAGGACATCTTGATCTTGTTGGCTGAGCTGGTGACGGACTCAGAGCCCGTGAACTGGAGCTGCTCGATGAGGTACTCGTGGGCGACCTGGGCGAAGCGGCGACGCTCCTCCGTGTCGAGGTAGACGTAGTCAACATAGAGAGAGGCCGCGACGAGGCCCGTGGAGTTGACACGGTCGACGATGCGGGAGTCGTTGGACCAGCAGAGGTTCTTGAGGTCCTCGAACTGGATGTTGATCTTGACCTCGTGGTACTGGAGCGCGATGAGGGGGAGCGCGAGACCGGCGTGGCGGTTGAACCAGAACTGGAGGGGGATGTAGAGCGTGTACTCGGGGGCGCAGCTGCGGTCCTCATCCGACGCGTGGGGCTCACCGCCAACGCAGTCATTGTCGCAGCCACCATCGGGGCCGACCTGCGTGAGGGTGTTGACGAGCTCAGGAACGTTGCCAACCATCTCGGCATAACCGGCCTGCTTCCCGGCGGGGCGGGTCAGCTCGTTCCAGATGTGGAGCCATTGGCCGTAGTGCTTGTCGATCTTCTGGCCGCCAATCTCGACCTCAATGTAGTTCATGAGGCTGTGCCCAACCCAGTTGAGCCAGCGGAACTGGGCCCCTGAGGGGTCCGCGGTGCCGAGCGTAACAGAGGGGAGAGTAGCCTGAAGGTAAATACGGTGGATCAGATCGCCGTTACGGGAGATCGTGCAGGTAACACGCTTACCGAAGTTGGCAACACCGTTGAAGGTCTGCTCGATAGACTCCATCGCGAAGTTCGAGTGACGACGGTACAGCTGCTTAAAGAGCGTAACCTGAGGGTTTGACGTGAGGTAGACATCCTGGGCACCATAGGCGACGAGCTGCATTAAACCACCACCGGACATTCGTTATACTCCAGCCTGCGAAAATAATTTTGGGAAAATCCGGGGGGATCCGAAAAATCCGGGGGGATCTTCAGATCCTTCGGGAGACCGGGGAAGTCTTCGGGGTATCGAACCTCTCTGGGAAGTTATAAGTAGTCCTTTCAGGAAAATTATGATAATAAATGCATTCTAGCTTTGATAAAATCTAAAGATCCGCATATGCACGGGTCTAAAGATTCTTCTGGTCTTTTGAATAGAATGCAGGAACTTCAGGATTTTTTAGTGAGTGATGTGGTTACAGAAACAAAACCGGTACTGAGCAAATCAACGACACTGGAAGCGCATCATCAAAAAAAAATATTATCATTTCAAACTGATAAACAGACTCTAGTAACTCTGGAAATTGCATTAGAAGAAATGGAGGGTCGTTTGCCCGAAGCTGCGCCGTTTAGCGATGAAGCCCGTCAGTTGACCGATCAGATTGAGGCACTTCATTCCCGAATTGGACGTCTTCGAGCCGACAAAGATCGGCTGAATTACTTTTTGGATGTTGGGGATATGCTGTTTCAATATTATGACGCACAAGAAACACTTGCATCTGGTATTTCGGCTGCTGGAGCAGAAGTAAATGCGCCAATGCGGCTACCGGCCAATTCTGTGCTAAGTTACTTTACGGAGGAAGCGAAGGTACCTTCTCCTCGAGTAGCCCCTGTAAAGACACCAGAAGCAGCTAGTGTCTTGAATTCAGCGGACGGCCTTCATCGTGAACGTATGTTGGAGCGCTATTTATCAATTGTGGAGCCCGGTGCTATTAAGAGCGGTATTATGCCCGGTTCTGGTATTGAACCTGGCTGGGGAACTTGCCCGGCCTGTGATGTGGAAATGACGTTTTACCAGAATGAAGCGCTTCTTGGTTGTCCGGAGTGTGGTCATGAGGAGTTTATCCTGGTCGATTCCGAAAAACCGAGTTATAAGGATCCACCCCGTGAAATTACCTATTTTGCCTACAAGAAGATCAATCATTTCAATGAATGGTTAGCCCAGTTTCAGGCCAAGGAGAATACGGATATCCCAGCGGATGTCATTGATGCCGTTTTGGCCGAACTCAAGAAGGAACGCATTCGTGATCCGAAGCGTGTCAAGAAGGAAAAGATCCACGAAATTTTGAGGAAGCTCAAACTGTCGAAGATGTATGATCATGTGCAGCAGATCAAGAATAGGATTCATCAACAAATGACGATGTTGACGCTCTCGAAAGAAATGGAAGAGAAGTTGCAGTTTATGTTTAAGGAGATCCAACCGGCGTTTATTAAATACTGCCCGAAGGGGCGATCAAACTTCTTATCCTATCCGTACGTGCTCTACAAACTCTGCCAACTTTTGGAGATGGATGAGTTTTTGCCGTGTTTCCAGCTATTGAAGTCTCGGGAAAAGCTGTATCAACAGGATCAGGTGTGGCAGCAGATTTGCAGGGAAATGGGGTGGCAGTTTATCAGATCTATCTAGTGATAGATGTTATGGCGGGGTTTGTTCAGGCTCACCTGCACTGTGTTCGCCCGTACCGGATTCAACCACACCTGAATTACCTGCACTGGGTTCAGCAGTACTGGGTTCAGCTGTAATGGGTTCAGCTGTACCGGATTCAACCACACCTGAATTACCTGCACTGGGTTCAGCTGTACTGGGTTCAGCTGTAATGGGTTCAGCCGTACCGGATTTAACCGTAGCCGGGGCTCTTGTCCCTGGCGCCCCTGATGTGGTCTTAGCTTTTGCAGGATATGATACAGGACTCCCAGTACTAGTGGCTTTTATGGTCGCGGTAGAAGTAGCGCTAATCCTACTGTTATTATTAATAGTTCCCCCGCCGATAATTGATCCGGCAACAGTAACATCCCCATCGTTTGTAAATATTGAAGATGGAGGAATATTTATTATGCCCGAAACTACTGTTGTAGAATTGGCGGCCATTTTTACTGTTGCTGAACCTTGTAGATCCATAGTGCCACTGAGGCGGCTTTTACCAGAACATATAGTTTCAGCTCCGTCAGTGATAACTATATTTCCTGAAGTTTCCAAAGTTAAATTGGGTATTTTGAGGGCCCCGTGATTTTGTATTATTCCATCTACGATTGTTGTTGCAGTTAACTTATTTGATACGATTGACGTGTTATTAATTAATGTACCGTTCACAATAAGTTCTCCATTCCATGTAAATGATCCATTTATTGTTAGCGTAATGCCCTGGGGAATTATAAATGTATAACCAGAAGGAAGTGAAAAGGGGGTATCGGGGGTAAGTATGGTATCTTCTGATACTGTATAGGTGGTGCCTATCAATTGCACTGTTGAACTCATTATACTTTCTGCGCATAATTTAGTTAGTTTCTTTGTCAGTGAGTTCATACTTATTTGTTGCATGAATTCTATTAGTAGTTTCCACCACCATCCGGAGGTGGCTTGACTGTTATCGTCGGCCCTGCTCCTGCACCTGCACCGGCTGCTGCAATAGCAACTATAGCGGCAGTTGCAGGAGAACTTACACTAACAGCGCCGACCCCGCTCACTGCGCCCAATGTTAATTTATCCGTGGGGGTTGCAATAGTTAGTATTGCTCCGGAACCTACAGCTAAAGTAGTCTCGACAGCACCTGTAAGAGTTGATGATTCCGTAAATGTTAGTTTACTATTAGATTTTACAGTTACTGATGCGTTTCCTTCTAAGATGAATGATCCATTCATAATACTTTCATTACTCGAACCTATTTCTAATGTCGAAACTCCACGTGCATTTAAATATGCATCTGCATCTTGCATTAGTTTCTTTACAACCGCTGCTCCATTATTAATAAATGTGTTATTTAAGACATATTCGATAATCCAAACAGAATTAAAACCATTATTTATTAATGTTCCATTAACTATAAGAGTGCCATTTACACGGAATGTTCCATTCACAACTAATGTAATGTCAGCAGGGATCACGAATGTAAATCCATCAGGAACTGTCACGGTATAACATTTTGGGATAGTTGCATTTGTAGTCATCGTATAGGTGGTGCCATCCAAAGTTGCTATATCAGTAGGATCCAGAGGGCCACACACGGTCTCGTCGGAACAGCACGGTATGATAGTAACACTATCGCGAATAAAGGGGCTCTCGCCAATATGAACATAAGTGAGAGTAGAAGCTGGGGTACTTCCTTGGGGGGCCTTCGAGCCGCTGGGTAGGGTTCTTTAACCGAAATGCTGCGACTGTCCGACCGACCCTGTAGTGCGTACGTGCGGTATTTGATCTATCCGCAGTTGGCATTTATATACTGTGGGGGTTTATTGCGGTTGTATCTAAAGATAAGAGGTCGCTGTATTTATTGAGGAGAGGCGTCTCCGGGTCCATATTTATGGACATGGTCCATTAGCTCACCTTGGTAGAGCGTCACTCTTATACGGTAATCGTATGCTTGGGTAGGTGACGGTAGTGGGATCGAGACCCACATGGACCACTAGGCCGTTAGGCCCCTTAGCGTCTTTTGGCGCGTAGGGATTTGGTTGGTCCCTTAGCGCAGTGGTAGCGCGTCTGCCTTCTAACTAACAGTAGGGAGCGGAAAGTCGTGGGTTCGACCCCCACAGGGATTACTTCATTATTATGGAATCTGTTCATAACAGTTTCCCTAATTTTCGGATCCCCTTTTGGATATAAGGATAAAGGAAAAAAAATACGGTACCCGGGAGACCTACATATAGAATAATGTATAGTGCGACAATCAAGATCTGACAGAGCCACTTTGTAATACCATTAAACCACGATAATTCATGCCGATGATCCATAATGGATCGAGCGGTCGGGCTGCAGAGCGGATCAACAGAGAAACAAGGTTCGAAGTATGAATAATCTAGAACTAGAACCTCCTTTGTATGACTGCCAAGAATGGAATTAAACTTACTCGGACTCGTTGTTGCATCTATGAAAAGTTCTTTCGATGCAAAATCAGCTGCTTGGAGTTGGCAGTTGGCTATACTCATAATTAATTCATGAAGAATTGGATGCTGGGGCCGACACATAATAAGCGCATTATTGATCAATCCCGTTAGGCTAATAGGGAAAGCCGCGGAACTAACAATAAAATCATGTGCAGCAAAATTAGGAGTTCCTGCAATCGGTTTGAGCGATATCATATCAGTATCCACCGAGATACCTCCATAATTATAAAGGACTACATAGCGACCCAGGTCTACCTTCTGTATAAGATGCGGGAATGAATCGAATTTTGCCTGAACAGCGGGGCCGACCCTGGCACATTCTTTCTGCAGACTTTGTTCATCCCATTGCAAATGCTCAAAAGAAGGGTTCAACTCATGAAGGCCTTGCACGTTTGGCTTAAATTTATCTGGTAGATTAGCCCATCCTTGCAGCCAGATCTGATGAGTTCTGTGCGGTATCATTGCCCCTTCTATCTACATTGATTTTATCTTCTTGAACACCTACACTTCGATTATATCTTCGTGAAAGAGGCCGCTCCCGCTGCATGACGGTATGTGAGAATGCTCGAACTTTTCCAGTCTGTCCCCACAGCCTTTTCGCTCATCATATAGACATCGCCATGATGTAATAGGATCTCATGATGGGGGCCAGATGGAGCACTGTACTTGTAGCCCTGAAAATGCAGCGACATGGATTCCCCCAGACGGACCGCGATAACTTTTCGGCGCTCCGTATCTCCATGATACCCGATCCCACAAGTCTTGGCATAATAATAATTCCCCTCTCCCTTGAGATCTCGTGCCTTCTCACCAAACCATGCTGGGAGAGAAGCCATTAGCTTTGCTGTAAGAGGTACAGTGGCATAGGAGATCACGCGCCCTTTGCCTTCTTCATAACAGGGTTCATGGCCTTCTTCTGCGAAACAGAGATTCCACCGAGCCTTCTTATTCTTTACTTGTCCATACATGAATACCTTCTTATCCTTCTCAAGGGGGTCCTGCTCCGCTTTTAGAGCATCTGCTGCATCGGGCCTCTCGAGGATAGCAGCCAGGCCTCCTCGAATAATGAGTACTCCCGCAGTACTATTCAGTGTAAGAATCTCACAGAGGCAACCGGTGGCTTCAAAGGCCAACCGGGCTCTCATTAGATCCAGTAAGGAGAAGCCTTCTCCTGGAGCACATCGACTTCCAATCTGTTCCATTTTAACGTGATTTTCTGCAACATCACCGAAGGTAAGAGTGGTTGTCATGGTAGGAAGGGTTTGCACGGGCCCCGCCGGGTCACATTTTACGTGATCGACGGGACTTCTGGCGCCTGTTCTTCTTTGTTCTCCGTCTGCCACCCTCTGTTTTTGTAGAACCAAAAATATAGTTTGAAAGTCCGCAGGTGAGACCACTGCATACCTTGGCTAACGTGCTGGGCTCTTTGGGTGCAGGAGCATCAGCTTCCTTCTTTTTATATCTATAACTTGTTCCAATAGGTGCAAAGGGATCAATCGGTGGTCGTGGTTCAACTCCCCCCGTTAATCTAGCAAAGGCAGCATTACTGTTACTTTTCCGTTCTCTTGCCGCTAACCGCATGGGCGCAATATCATAATTTGGTAAACGAAGTCCTCTTCTGGCAATTTCTGCTTTTACAGTATCCAATGAATCCCACGCCCTCCCCACAATATCTGCTATACCTGATCGATTACTTCTAGTATTGGCCATCAAATTACCTCCTATCCTTATTACCTGCCTTGCTCTAGCATCCCCCAACTGTGCCATTTTAGAAGTATACATTCCCAGTAACCTGTCATCGCTCAAGGTTGTCAGATTAAACGCCATACTCTATTTTAAGCCTCAGATATTAGTAAACCTAGATGACGACTATTGCTGCCTTCGATCTCGGAATTAAGAATCTGAGCTACTGCGTGGCCTCTTTTGATGCCTCTGGCTGCCTAGCCACAGTAGATAGATGGGCCAATCTAAACCTGTTGGCGGATGGCGCTGACTCCCAAAGCCAGACACGGTGTTCCTGTTCGGGTCCTGCTTCATGGATAGATAATGACACCGGGACTCTGCTATGTAAGAAATGTGTTAAGAAAGGCAAGTCACTCAAGTCGCCCCTTGTCATTGAAACGACTACTGTGGCCGGATGGCGGACATGGGCGACATCCACGCTCGGACTTTCTGAGACCGAAGCCAAAAAGCGTACGAAGAAGGCGTTGGAGGAACAGGCTGCGGCGAAGTTTCTGATGCCCTACAAGGCACCCAAGGCCAAGGGAGTGACCCTCCAGAGTCTGTTGGCCTCTATGGAGACCTGCTTGACTGCTGAACTTGGATTTCTGAAGGAAGCAACGCGGATCCGCATTGAAAATCAGCCTTCCGAATTTGCACCTCACATGAAGTCCATTCAGATTATGCTTTTTACACTTCTGGATCATCGGCTACGGGTGGAACATGGATGGACTGGGTCCATGGAATTTGTGAATGCAGGAGTTAAGACGCGGGGCCTCAAGGAGGCCGGTGTAGGAAAGGATGCCAAGCGGTCGCGTAAGTTGGCTGGTATCACACGTGTTACGGAAGCTCTCGCGAAAGTTCCGGCCTGTGGAACCCAACTCACGTGGTGGTCCGGCCAAGCTAAACAAGATGACTTGGCCGATGCACTATTAATGTGTTTGGATGGCTCTGTTATCTCACATGCCTAACCGCTTCAGTTTTTCATTCTGCTCCTTTTCATCTTTCTCACGCTTTTCCTTCTGCTCTTTTGTCTCGACCACCGCGATGCGGATGGGCATGAGCCTTGCAGCGGCGGCGCCGACAAGGGGTGACGGGGATTTTGCCTGTTTTTGATCAGAGACTGCGGAAAAGGCTGCACCCATGTTTCTATTCTATTAGTAGATTCTCCCATGGATGCTTCTGGATCTGTAGAAGACGTTTCTGAAAATGTTATGGCGGCTCATGATTCATCCTCAAACGAATCGGTTGCGCTTACTATAGCGGAATCTACTAAATATACATATCGTGAGATAGATGAGCTCTTGACCAAAACCTACAATAGTCAGCCGTCGAATAGCTCCATGATTTGCGATATAGTAGTTCTGTATCTTAAAGGCCAGAAACTCCTGTATACTGAAGCTAAGACCGTTTGTGAACAGAAGCTACACTATCTTATGTTGCCCTCTATCTTCATAACTGTACTTGGAAGTGTACTGAATCTGGTAATGAAAGACTCGGCTTATGGAACGACTATTGTGAGCTCACTGAACGCATTTACGGCCTTTTTGTTGGCCGTCATAAACTATTTGAAACTGGATGCCCGGGCTGAGGCTCATCGTACGACGGCCTATAAGCTCGATAAACTGCAGAATGATCTGGTCTTTAATTCTGGTAGGATGCTTTTCCTGGAAGGCGCCTCAAAAGAGATGCAAAAGCTCCTGGAGGACACTCACAAAGAAGTGAAGGAGATTAAAGAGACGAATCCATTTGTCCTCCCTGAGTCTATCCGGTATAGCTATCCGCTCTTATTTGGTATGAACATCTTTGCAGCAGTTAAGAAGATTCAGACAAGAGAAATCTTGTTAACAACAGAACTCAAAGATCTATATAATGATATTGACGCTGCAAAACAGCAAGGGAGAGATTATAGTGTCCTGGAAAAGAAACAACGGGAGACTCTTACGGAAATTATTACTATGCGTGATGAATATGTTGCAATTGACAGAACGTTTGAAACTGAAATGGAGAAACATCGTACTCGCTGCAGCAATGCAGTGCAAATTTGCGGATTCCTGAAAGTCTAGCGACTTATAGGGATCTATCGACCGGACACTGTTTTATGTTGACACTTTTATAATACTTGTAATTCAAAAAAAGTGTATCCAGTATTTCCGGTAAATATTTTGGCACAAATAGAAGGCGAGAGTCTGGCTTAGAGGGTAGGGTATGCTCGTTATCTACAGGGTAGCAAACGATTGAAACTGGTTTTTGGTAACAATGATAAAATCTATACCTATCGCCACTGCCGCCGCCATTTAGGCCCCCCGAGGAGAGCGTAAGAATCTCCGCGTCCGCAGCGGAGAGGGCGGCGGCGGCGGGTGTCTTGGCAGATACATACTCATTCATTCTTAAATAGTTCATGTTATAATCTTTATACCTTCATTTTAATGACCCGTCGTTCAGACTAGCAATTAAAGCTCTCAAGGGAAAGCAACGGTATGAGCGTGCAGTTTGCTGAAGCTGCTCCTTCTTCGTCGAAGCCATCCATCGCAGAGTTAGCCTCCTTCGCTAGCAAGGCGCAGGAGATCGGGGGCGGGGATGACATTATTGAACTTGGCGACGATCTCGGAATGGGGCTCCTGGCGAATCAGGGCAAGGTGGCACCGTCGCCCTCACGTAACTCCGGCTCCGGATCTAGTCGTCAGGTCAATACCTCTTTCCAGCTTAACTCTGATGCACCCCGTATTAATTTGAAGCCGGTAGACGATATGGAGGTCGTGAACCTGGACTCGACAAATGGGATCGGCGATATTTCCATCCAAAAGAGTTCCGAACCGGCTCCCTTTGTGATTCGACCCGATGGATTCTCATCCGGTTCTTCTGGTTCCTCTGAGCAGCAGAAGCCCGCTGGTTTATCACCAGAAGAGGAGGCCAAAGAGAAGCAAAAGTATCTCACCAAGCTCCGGCGCCTGGAGGCCAATGATATTAAGGGGGCCCGGATGACGATGCAAAACTCCCTCGACGATATCAAGTCTGAACACGATAAGCTTGTCGATAGTCGCAATCTGGAGGCTTCCATCCGATTCCAGCGGAATGCCCTCATGACATTTGTGACGGGTGTAGAAATGGTAAATGACAAGGTGGGCCACCGTCTGCCGATCAAGCCCAAGCTCAAGGGGTGGTCCGAGTCAGTCCACACAAATGTGGAGGATTTTGATGAGATCTTCGAAGAGCTCTATGACATGTACAAGGATCAGGCCAAGATGCACCCTCTTCTTCGTCTTGCTGGAACACTCGGTGTCTCTGCAACCATGTATCATTTGACGAATACAATGGCAGAGCGATCAGGTGTCCCAGGTATGTCAGACCTGTTGAATGAGAATCCGGATCTGCAGCGCCAGTTTGCCCAGGCCGCTGCTGCTAAGATGGGCGGACTAGGCCAGTTCATGTCAGCTGCGGGTGGCTTCAATGCGCCTCCTCCCACGGGAGGGCCTCCTCCTCCTTCAGGCCCGGCACCGATGGGGACCTCCTTTCCCTACCAGACTGGGCCCCCCTCACCGCCCAAGGGCGGTTCCACCCGTGTACCCTTTAATATGGCCGCAGCTTCTGCCCCTTCCTCCGCTTCTGAAGGGGCACCTTCTGTCCGCCGGGAAATGCGCGGACCATCTGGAGTTGCGGTAGATGATATCCTCCGTGCTTTTGAGGCGGAAAGAGCCAATAAATCAACGCTCAACCCTATTGGATCAGACCATGCTAGTGTCTTTACTCCTGCTGGACCGCCTCCTGCATCGCCCCGCCGTGTCCAGATTCTTCGTGAAGGGGTTGGATCATCCATCGACCCGTTAGCCGAGTTCATGGATGATAGTGGAAGTGTGGGGAGTGGCAGTACAATGAATACAGAGGCAGCGCGTCGTCGGGGTCGGAAGAGGGCAGTTGCAACTCCGGTGGGGTCTACCATAATCCTGAATGTGTAGGGACTGTCGCAGTTGCAGTTGCAGTTGCAGTCCAGTCTCGGAGTACAAACCATGACGAGTTTTCGTTTAGCAGAAAATGTAAGGAGATCAAAATCAATAGAGTCATCCAGAAGGCGACAATCAAATTTCGCGTTCCGATGAACATGATGGCAAATAGGAGGATTGGGCGGAAAAAGATATTCTGGAGGAAGGCTTCTTGTGCAGGTGATACTGACATGACAAAGAACCGCGACCCTAAATTGAGGGTAATGTAGGCAATTCCTAGCAAATAGGGGTTCATATTAAGATCCTGAATTCCGTATAACAGTTGATCTGTAAGGCTATATTCCTCGCTGGTTTGTACCTGTGGTTTCACCGATGGCGGTTGTACCGATGGCGGTTGTACCGATGGCGGTTGTTGCTGTGACGGTTGTACCTGGCCCTTTGCTCCCTTTGCTGGTGGCATCCCTAGTATAGACTATGAGATTTTGATGTGGATGCTCTGTTTGACCATACAACCCACAGAACCCAGACCGCTGCAGAGGCCAAGCCAACGATTGGATGTGTATCTGTCAAAAGAAGAACTAAGACGGCTGCAATTAACCGGAAGAGTGGTTGTTTTGACATTCGAATTATGAAATCCATGGCCCCTACTGGGGTCCCCTGTTTTATCTATGACTATGACTCATATAGGATGAACGGGATGTTTCTTCATTTGGGGACGATCCAACAGGGCGATCTTGTATTCCTTCCGGATATTCACCTAGCTCCTCTTCAGAGTCCCACCGATGACCCCCCTTCACCGTGTCATACAAAAGCCCGGGGCCGTCTGTGCGTTCCTGAATGCCATGAGGATCTTCATCCATAACTTCTTCCACTAGCCATCGCTTGGGTTTTGTGACCATATCCTTTGTCATGGTCGGCGATGCAACAAAGCCTTCGAGATAAGAGGCAGAACGCACCGCGGCTAACAGGAGTAATAGGGCTGTTCCCAGCACAGGCTTCTTCCAAAAAATGAATAAAGAAAGAGCAGCAAAAACGAGACCGCCTAGATCACTCTGTAGTCCTTGTGTAAGTGATCGGGGCAATTGATGCGGCAGCACGGCCAATATAATTATGCAGACAGAAACTAACCAGGATGGTTCTACGGGAATCCAATGGAGACGGTGAGCCGGTGCGACGGATATTTGTGGCTGCATAACTCCCTACTATTATCGTTTATTTTCTGCTTATTCAATGACCATATGGATATTGGCCTCGGTGGCTATGGCCGCAATATTACTAAGAGTGGTAATGCCCACGTGCCCTTCGCCCACAAAGGCATGACGATCTACACAGGAGCCGCAGGGAGTCGCACTGTCATTGAAATGGATGAGACCCAGGCGATGTTTATGATGGGCCACGACCTCTGTAACATAGGCTAGAGGTTCTTCACCTGCCGCAAATACATGACATGTGTCAATGCAGATCTGCAGTCGGGGGTCCAGAATATCCGCGATGAAATCCATGAAGGCCGTACGTGTAGTGAGAACCTCAGTCCCTTGTCCCGCCGGTGTCTCCAGAAGGATCGGGCAGTCGGGAGTTGCCGATTCCATGGCGATCTGCAGATTAGTTTTCATTGTGGCCAATGCCACCTCGAGGGTCTGACTGGTTGATTTTCCCACATGGACAACGACCCCTTTGGCCCCGATAGCCACGCCATATTGGAGATTCTTTATGAGCAGCCGTGTATGATATCCTTCATTCTCTGCAGTAACCGGACTACAGAGATTAATGATGTAGGGGCTATGGATGTAGAGATGGGCACCCCTAGAGGAAATAGCGGCTCCCGCTGCTGCAAGTTCTCCATCAGTGATCGACAGCCGAGAGCTCTGCGGCCCTGCAAGAAAGATTTGGGCGGGGCGGCCCATGGGAATGCTGTTGACTGTATCGACAAGTGATTTGCGTTTCGACATATGGGAGCCTATGGCATGGGTTGCGAGAAGCAGAAAGGCGCCTCCCTTGCTATCCTCCTTTTTGGTGGCCGCTGACTCTAGAAAGGCACAGAAGGCTCCTCGTCGGGTCCAGGTTCGTACATCGTAATGCCATACAATCTCCTGAAGGGGGAGCACTATATAGAGATCAGTGACCTCTGGCGATAGAGCAGCATAGGAAAACACCTGAAGGAGGAAGTCCGGCCATCCCTGCTTTAACCGGCCGGTCATTTTTACCTCGAACACCTGTGTATCCGTACGTAAATCCGGGTGGCCTCGCACGGGTCCTTTGCCGACTTCCTCTTCAATCCGAAAGTCTCCTCGGGCTACAATACGCATTTTCTTTCGTGTTTCTCGGAGATGTTCCAAATAGGGTTCCGTTGTGACAGATTTTGTGATCTTAGCAGCAGCCTCCTCTGGGAAGGTAGGGCAGAGTTCGCGGCAATGATCCAGAAGGCGCTCGACTGTAATGGATGCTGGGGATCCGCGGAGAAGAGCCTCTGTAATGCATCCAGCTAGACTGTACTGCTCTGTGGGTGCTGCACTGGCCAATTGTGCTAGGAGGGCGGAAGGATACTTTACACCGGGTGGTTCCTCCGGAACTGTTAATTTGGGATTCGTTGGTAATAGTTTCTTGAGGGTCCTCTTCTCTACAGCATTCATGGCTGCGAGAAGGGGGCGAACACGGATGAGAGGAGTAGTCATTTCCATCATCGACTCATGCGACAGAGGAGAGAGAGTTGCTTCACTTTTTATTAGGTGGGTGGAGCCTGGATCGGATTCACCCAATCCTTCAAGAGGGGTTGACTCATGAAGTCTTGGCGAAGGGTGACGGGGTCTGCATCAAACACGAAACGGCTTCCGAAATCTTCTATCAGAGACCGGACTATGGAGGGTGCCTCCTTAAGATTCGGCTCTTCTGGAAAATTCTTTTGCAAATAGGCCAACATTCTGCGTTCTGCCTGGACTGCATCGGTTGCATTCGGAGGTGTCTCCTTCACATTCGAATCGAGTGGCGTCATCCAGTCTGGCCAATTGGCCAGGACATCTTCCACTTTGAAATCGGTTCTGAAATTGCGGGGCCCATAGACCCGATCCCGAAAGTCGGCCAAGATCCGTAGAGCCTTTGTGCCCTGGGCACGGATGTCTGCGTCTGCAAAAAGGAGTAGGGCGCGATAATGCATTTTTAGTTCTGTGGTTGAAGGCGCTGCATCGAGGGCCTGTGTGGAAACTGATTTTAGCTGATCCGATAAATTGATAAAAGACTCTTCTGCTCTTGGATTATGACTCCTGAGTGATAAGAGAAGAAGTATACAGGACCCAAGGAAGAGAATCCACAGGAGCACCATTACCGTCTGCCGTCTGCGGCGGATTTCTATCAAAAGAACTACCCCCTCATTAGGGGCACATGAGTTATTGTGCAATTGAGGATGCTTTTACACCACTGGTAGCCCCGGGGGCGCTATCTTCAAAAAAATCCAAGAAAAGTCGTATGTTACCAGTCCCGACCGCACCGAGTAATTCCGATCAAGAGACAAAGGAAGTTTCCTTTGTTGATGTTGATGTAGATCGCCAGGTGCCCCGTCTTTCTCCTGCAAATGATATACTCTCTACTCCTGCCTCGAATGGTCGGTTAGAGGGATCCTCATCTTCCAACTTTTTCCCTATGCAAGGCAACAATGCCGAACCTGAAGCTTGGCAAAAGGCCTTTCTCCTTGGTGATATGTCTTCCAGTGTGCAGAAACCTTCTTTCCCAGTGGATGGCCAATCCACACTGTGGCGGTCTATACCAAAGACGGTAGCTTCTGCTGTTGCAGCAGCTACAGAGGCTCCTTTTCTGGAATCCTCCGTTCAAGTCCCGGATGAGCTCAGTCGCCGCCTCGATGCTCTTACCCGGCAATTGAATTCTCTGACGAGCCCGACCCCCATGCAGAGTACTGCTGAACTATTTCTTTTTGTAGCAATTGGGCTCCTTCTGCTATTAGCCATCGATACACTTCTCCGATATGCAACAGCAGCCAATGCTGCATCAACTCTAAGTTCTATTCAGGTTATGAGCGGTGGCTCCCGAAAATGGTCCGTTGGAAGACGTAGGTAATTTAAACATACGCTTTATCTACTATAGAAGAAGCATGGAAGCAATAGAACACGTAGTCTATATTAATCTCGATGAGAGACCGGATCGACGGGCCCTCATTGAGACAGAATTAGCCATTTTTCCATCTGAAAAAGTACAGCGCTTTAAGGCCATCAAAAATGTCCAGGGAGCGATTGGGTGTACCTTTAGCCATATTCGAGTATTACAAATGGCTATGGAGAATGGGTGGTCTAATTATCTAGTAGTTGAAGATGACTTTATGTGGAAAAATCTTGATACGAGTCTTCCAATTCTAGGACAACTCCTGGCAAACCCATATGATGTCATTTTGCTTGGGGGAACTGCCATTCAGTATTATAAAGATACACTCCGGCTCCATTCGGGTCAAACTACGACGGCCTATATTGTGTCGGCGGGTTATTATGAACCACTGATGGCTAATTTTAAAGAAGGATTGGCGGGACTTCTTCGCACAGGAAGCAAACATATGTTTGCCATTGACATGTATTGGAAGCGGCTGCAGCCGGGGGCTAAGTGGTTTGTGGTGGCTCCCGGACTCTGTACACAGCGCCCCGATCGCAGTGATATTGAAGATCGTGTTGTAGACTATACACGATTCTTTATATAAATGTAATGGTTGATCCGGATTTCCCTTGTTTGGACCCTGCCGATGCTAACATTCCTGCTACTCCTGCGGGAGGCGGTTTATAAGAAGCCGCCTTCTTTGGCTGTTTCAGAATGGAAACGGGACCGGACTGTGGTGAAGAGGCAGCCGCTGCAGCCGACTCCGCTGTCGCCAACATAGCCTGGCGGATGGGTGATTCTGCTTCGTAATATTGATACGATTGCTCTTTCCAGCTGATGACCAGACGGTTGGGCGATACATAGAGAACCTTAAATCCAGTTGAACGTAGATTCCAGACGACATATAAAATGCAGTCTTTGACGTCAAAACTGGGGCATCCGGGCTGCCATTCGGGTACATCGAAAGAGGTCATCTGGGGGCTTGAGGGTAGGGTCGAGGTTGCTTTGATCTTTTGATGAACAGCGGTAAGGATTCGATTATAGACAGCCAGACGGAGAGCATCTAACCGCGATTGTGTTTCAAAGAGTGAAGCTGGTGTTAGATGCGGTGCGGGTGGCTGTGCCATTCCTCTTGCTCTTACAGGAGGATTCCGTATGACTTTGCAACCACACGTGACAGCCATTTCCTTCAGCTCTAGCGGTGTGCTTATGGTTGGTCAGATGGGTGTCTATTGTAAATTATTGGAATCCGGCCTCTTGGCAAATGTGAAAGACCTCTACGGATGTTCGGGCGGATCCCTTTGCGCTTATATGGCCGCTCTAGGCGTAACTCCCAGCTGGATTCGTGAATGGATTCAGCATTTCGATACACGACCTATTATGAATATCCAGGAAGAACTCGTGGTTGATTATGCGTCGAGTTGGGGGGTCGATTCTGGATTGGGCGCAAAGGAATATATCGGGAAATTTATTGACACCTGGGAACCAGGAGCCTCTCGATGGACCTTTGCAGATCTCCGTAGGGAGAGGCCAGGCATTACACTCCACATAACCGCTACCAATGTAACCACCGAGTCACAGGCAATTTTTTCATCTGAATCTCATCCCGCTATGCTGATAGCCGATGCGATTCATGCATCATCATCTATTCCCTTTTATATGATACCCTTTGTGGATTCATCAGGGCATTTTCTATGCGATGGAGCTATCGCTGAAGCATTGCCGTTTCAAATAGTTAAATCCCCCGAAACTACGCTGTTTGTCGCCTGTAGCTCAAGTGCACCTGGACCTAGTATTTCCTCGCTAGGTGACTATATGCAGCGTATTTTACGGATAATGCGGTTCGGGAATCTGGGATTGGAAAAATCGGAGCCTACCCATCTCATTCGTGTAAAACCCTGTGGGATCATGCTACTCAATTTCATGATTTCCAAAGAGGAACGGCTTCAGTTATTTGCGTCGGGTATCTCGGATGGAGCCGAATGGATTATGCACAATTTTCCTGGAGGAACTGCAGAAATCCCGCCTTATTCCGGGGACCTCCATACTTTATCTGTTTCCCTCCCGTCTCAAGAACCATCGTCGGATACCCGTCGATCGAATATCCCTTTGCCTTCTCGGGCTCTTTCTCGGGATTTACCACTTGAAGGGCCACAGCGGTCTCGCCGATGGTCATGCTAGATCCAAGAGATTCAAATTCTGGCTTTGCAGAAACACAGTGAGGGCACCAATCGACACCAAACATTGTGAATTTGGCCTCTTTGGAGGCAGAACCGCCACTTACAAATCCCTCCAATCCTACACTTCGCGCATAGGCCGCCACGGCAAAGAGGAGAACGAGCCCGGCAATAAACATCCAGTAAGACTTTGTGAACATTCTACCATAGGCAACTATTTTAGCTCAGCATATTCCATTTCGTATCGATTATTCAGTTTATTCTTTTGCGCAAATCCTATTTTTTGGTAAAGCCGATAGGCAGCCCTATTGTCTTCATGAACTTTCAGTAAGACTTTTGTATACATTCTGCTTTCTGCTTCATTGAGGATTGACTGCATGAAGAGGGTAGAGAGTCCTGTGCGACGATATTCTGGAGCCGTCAGAAAAGAAGACAAATAGAGATATCCGGATCGTGTTTCCTCTGTCTTACAGAATGCGCTTAAATTGTCGCCTTGCCATACGGTGTGATATTGAGTCCGTTGATTATGTTCAGATACCCAATCCTGGTATGTGAAAGGAGTCTGTCGATAGGATGAAATATGCGGAATAATGCGATTAATGAGTGTGGGTCGGAGAGAAGACTGGAATAGCAGTATGATATTACTACTGGCGAAAATGTTTAAATCCGTGTCAGTCTAAACTGGCAGAGAGCAAATAAACTAATGGACTACACTTTCTTATGGGACTCCGCCCTTCATACCGTGCGGATTCCTCTTGATCTGGAAGCGGCCTCAGAGGAGGTCAAGTGGCTTTATGTACAACATAAGATCGTAACCGGATCTCATGTTGTCGCAATGGTTCGGGCAATGGAGGCGCAGCATCCGGGTCTCTCCTTTTCTACTGAGGGCGGCCCCTCTTACGAGAAGCCGCTGCTTTCCTCTTCGCTTTGTTGCGACGACAAGTCTTTGCCCTCCGGCTCTTTGAATTTGCACGGCCACAAGAACTCTCATACACCTTCATCGTCTTCTTCAGGAAAGGCAAGGATTCATGGGGTGGGGGGCACCGGAGGCCCTGGCAGACCTGTTCTTCGACGGCCCACATCCACTTCATTGCGGCCTCCCGTCCCTCGTAAAGCGGGATCTGAGATTCAGATGCAGAAGCCCACGACTCTCTCCATGCCGGGCAAGGGAGGATGGCAGGGATCAAAGACCACCACTCCTTTAAAGCCAAAATCCGTTCCTCACGCGTAAGCAGATTGTAACGATTCTTGGTTTCTAGAGTCAGAGTCAGATGTTCACTTTCATCATAATCTGGCATGGGAGCTGCCTTGTAATTGATGGCCGGTGTTGTGAAGGCCACAGAGGTCATAAAATCCCAGCCAAGAAGGGGAGATGTACCGCACAGACCCGACTGTTGCGCTCTGTATTTATTCCGAACAGAGACCCACGTGGGATTCTCTGTATTAAGAAGGCCTTGACCCCTTAGTTTACCATTTACGCGATTATGAATATCATAGAGCCATCGGCTGAAGGTATCCGCTGACTTTAGCGTAGCTAAATGGAGAGGCTGGGCTTTGTAGTAGTCGGAGAGGGAAGCACGGCAGTATTTACAGGGCAGGACATAGGGTAGCAGTTCAAAGAAGCGAAGAGTCGCGGCCCGTCGTTTATATGATTCATTTACAGTAGGATCCGCTGCTATTAAGTGCAGCAAGGCCCAGCCAGATGGTCCCCAAAAACGCGTATCCATGGCCCCTTACCAAGGGCTGCGAAAATCATGGAGTCTAAACCAGTTCCACTATTATAAAATAATGATAACACCAAAATCTATGGGATTATTTCTTGGAATTAATTCTGTATTGTTTTCAATTTCGAGCTGCCATTATTTCTTTCTGGACTATTTTCAGTTTCATTTTGCGGCTGTCTTTCTTTCCACCTTTGTAAAGGCGGCCATCATTTATCCTGCCATTGATCTTTTAACGCGATCTCGTCCTGCTGTCGTCCAACATACCACGATGCCTCCTCAGGAATTTAGTCTGGTGAATTTTATTAAAACCTATAGTCTGGAGTCTGTGAGTTTTATGGCAGCGTTGGCTGTTGGTTCCGTACAGGGTTCCTTCCTGTGGGATTATCTTTGGTTTATCCCTGGTTCTTTTGCATTTGAATTGATATTTGATCTATTCCATTATGGAACCCATCGCCTTATGCATCACCCCTTCTTTTATCAGCATATTCATAAACAACATCATGAATATCAGCATATTAATGCCTACACAACAGCGCATCATTCTTTAATGGATTTACTGATTACAAATTTTTTTCCATTTCTAGTTGCGGCAGCGTGTACACAGCTGACCCCCTTCGCCCTGATTTGTATATTCTGGTATAAAACAATTGTGGAAGTATCGGGGCATACAGGAAAAATGACGTCGGGGTCCTTTATCCAGTGTATCTTTCTTCCGCGTCTCTTTTCGATAGAACTCTATTCAAAGGATCATACAATGCATCATGTGAATCCTCTTTATAATTTTTCGAAGAGATTCTCGCTTTGGGACCGAGTATTTGGAACGTATAAGGATATTCATGCAGCGTAGAGAAGGAGGCAGCCTGGGCCACTATCACAGAAATTAGATATAATTCCCTTATAATAGTAGTATGAGCAATGTGGAATTATCCACAGCAGCGCCGTTTCCAAAAGAGACTACAAGAATCCGGGGCACAATGCTGCTTGAGATGATACAGAAACAACCACATGATATTCCCGGCTGTTTGGAGCTAATTCGCGCATATGCTGATCTAACGCTGTCAAATAAAGAAGGTTATACCGCCCTTTCTCTTGCATGTATTCATTCCCTGCCCGATGTTGCCATGGCTATTATAGAAACGAAAAGAGCAGATATTAATGCTACAAATAATGATCGACAGACCCCTTTGATGATTGCATGCGCAAAGGGCCTTATCCCTGTAGTGTCGACCCTCTTAGCAAACAATGCGGCCATCAATGCAGAAACCAATAATAAAATAACTGCTCTGCATTATGCCGTTAATTCTATAGCTGCCGACCCAGTGATTGACCTACTCTTGAACAACCGCCCCCCCGCCGACATTAATGCGGTAGAAGTGGAAGGTGAAACGCCCCTTTTCTTGGCATGTGCTAAGTCCCTCGCTACTACAGCACTACTGCTTCTCTCACGGGGAGCAAATGTGAATGCAGGTCGTTATCATCTCCTCAGTCTTCCTAGCGTCAATACGCCTCCTATGGCGGCTGTTAAGGTTGCCCTCGAACAAAAGGACCCATATCCTGCTGTGGTGCAGCTAACAGTGTATCTTCGCACGAATGCTAAACCTCTCAGCCCAGCTGTTGCCACCAGCAAAGGGAATACGCTTGTGGCTACATTAGTTACACTTTCAGGCAGATTACTTCCAATTAAAGACGATGACCAGAAAAATATAATTAAAAAAGAAGTTGAAGTTTTTTGCTTAAAACTTATTGCTGAAGGCGCGAATCTTAATATAAAAGACACCATGGAAGGTAAAGGTAGCTGCCTTTCTTGGGCGTGTTTACATAATCTGCCAACCTTAGCATTCGCTATTGCTGTTTGTCCTGGAGTGAATATTAATGACAGGACCATCCGCGGGAATACGCCGTTGATGTACGCAATAGCGGGAGGTCTTACCGATGTAATAAAAATTCTTCTTGCAAAAGGAGCAGATATTAGACCAATGAACATTAAAAACGGGCACTTTGGATAGGGATATGGGCAAACACCATACAGAAGACTATAAATTATCTGCTGTTAGATACGCTCTAAAAACAGATAATCAGGTAGAAACCTGTGAGGTATTTGATTGTAAGCGTCAGTCGCTACAGCGTTGGATTCAGCAGTATGTGGCGACTGGAGCCATTCCAACGCCGATACACCATAGGAAATCAAGGAAGATGAAAAAGGAATACATAGCGTTCATCAAGACAGAACTCCAGAAGAAACCTCAACTATTTTTGAATGACCTAATGCTTATGCTAAAAGAAAAGTATCCCGATGTGAATATCACTCCTCAACATTTAGGGCGTGTTATAAGGGACAATAATCTTACACGAAAACGCCTCCGTATTGTTCATCAGCCTACGACCTATCGTGGAAAGCCACGGGATCACAAAAAGGAAGTTCAGGATTATATTGCCGAAATGCGAAAACACGATATGGATAAGATTATTGCGTTGGATGAAACCGGCATCTATGCATCTTTACATCCGTCGTATGCCCGTTGTTATACAGGGAAGCGTTGTTATGTGAAGACAACAGATCAGCGCGTATTCAAGAAATATTCGTTGTTGGTGGCTATTACATCGAAAGGGGTGATAGGATGGGAACTCTATGAAAAGGGGGCAGTCAATGGAGAGCGATTGACTGCGTTTATCAAGAACAAAATAGCAGGGAAATATGAAAATCATGTAATCGTGATGGATAATGCAGTCTTTCATAAAACGGAAGAGGTGCGTAAGGCAATTACAGCGTCCAAGAATACCGTTCAATATAGCGTAGCCTATTATCCACGCTCTAACCCTATAGAGCAGTTTTTTAATCAGTTGAAGCACTATATCAAAAAGGAATCGCCGATTTCATATGCAGATATAACAACCTCCATACGAAACACCCTAACAAAAATAAAAGAGAAACACTTACATAATTATTTCCTACACGCATTTCGCGCAGAGTGGTTGAAGAAGGATCGCAAGACACGCAAACGACCGAAGAAGGTGTATTTGGAATAATCTACCAAGAGAACAATACTATAGAATTGAATGACGACACTAATTCAGAAGGCAACTTTCCATCCTTATATAGCCCTCTTGCTTTCGAAATGAATCTGGCAAGATCATGCTCAGCCTTTTGTTCTTCTGTTGGTTTACTTCTAGAGATGGGTATTCTTTTATTTTCTTCAATGAATTTTTTAATATTTTTCACAGTCTGTAAATCCTTCGCTTGTTTTATAAGAGTCTTTGCACTAACAGTAAGCCAGTTTGGCATGGCAATATCCAACTTTATTTTACTTGAATCAGATATTGATTGGTTACCTTTTCCCTGCAAGTAACAGCGGAATCCAGTTATTTTTTTAGCAAGAGACTTCTCATATTTCTCAGTTTCATTGGAAGGCGTAATATATTGCATAGGCAATCGTTTATTGTCTTCTATAAATTTTATAATTGTATCAATAAGTGCATCCTGTTTTGTATTATTTGTCTGCCTCCAATCTTTATTGTATGTATCTAATTTATTAGCAATAACATTGTATGGATAGGTAGTTACTTTATTTGATATTATTTTTGTGCGAAAGGAATGATATACATTTCCAAGAAGTGGTATATCATACTGTGGGAAAGTAGCATTATCTTTATGATATTGAATAATTTTTTCACAGTTTTCAATTGCTATATCATTTTGTGTTTTATACCAGCTTGGAATAAGTTCATTTAGCATTTTCTCGGACGAATCAAATAGCTTTGATTGAGCACCTTTTGTGATTAATCCTAACTTGCGTTGTCGTGCGAATTTGAATGTATGTAATATCTCACCCAAATGATTCTCATATTTTTGTACTTCTGTTCGAGTATCCTCACCCCTTTTGCGATAAGTAGCAGGTAACCTGCCATTCTCTGTGACAAACTTATGAAGAAGCCTAATTTTAGCGTGCTGTTTATCCTCTAGAGTATCACCCCAGCCTGGAAATGTTTTATCCAATAATTCTTTGGATGTTGGATATAATACATGCGCCCCTAGTCCTTTTACAGAAGCTAACCAATGCTTTCGTCCAAAGTATAAATCACGCTCTCCTTCTATATTTCGTGGTTCTCTTTTATTTGCTCCAACGAATTCAACATATTTTTGAACTAACATTAGCTGTTTATCGGCATAAGTCAGGCACTTCATAGTATCCCATTTCCCAAACTCTATCGCCTCCTCATTCACAGATTCAATTCTAGCAACCTCCCCACTCCTATCATAATTACAGTCAGCCATACGAACCTTCTTGTGAAATTCTGGATCTGCTTCTCGCAATAAATCTAAAGCCCCCACACACTTCTCCCAACCATCAGCCCATAATATAATATTGTTGTGCTTAGATGGATTCTTTGGATCTTTCGTAGAACTTCGCTGACTCCTCTGCATCATGCGAATATCACTAGTGTGCTCACCTAAATTGGTAATAAATACAGAGTCGCACTGTGGAATATCTACTGCTTCATCTAAGATACGAACAGATGTAAGAATATGGTACACATCATCCTGTCCTGTTTGAAATTCTTCCATCACTTCCTTACGTTTTGCCTTAGAAATAGTAGAATCAATCTTGCCTGTCCAAATAGTTAGCCCATGATATATTTCAAAGATTTGTGTGACCACTTCAATAAATCGGTCACATTCTTCTTGACGACCAAGGTAAGTGATACAACGACGAGAACCTGTTTTCAGCATCACTGTTGCTAAATAGAATGCTTTTGCTGTAAGGTCCGAATCATATGTTGAGAACTCAACTGGAATTTCAATATCAACAGAAGTCGTTCCATCAGAAGCCTTTGTAAGGTGTGGAAGCCATAGCGTGTAATCTACAACAATACCGTCTTTTATTACCTGAGCAAACGGAATATAGACTGTATGATTAATTTCAAGTAAATTAACAATTTCTTCTGGTAGAGTAGCGGACATAACTAATCCTTTTGGAAATTGTTGAACGAACTCACAAAGTTGCGGGTTTGCATTATGGATCTCGTCACCAAGTATATACTTATCTTCACAGTCTGTAAGAAGTTCCGACAGAATATCTACTGCCGATTTGAATGTGGAATAGATTATATGATTACCCTCAGATGCCAGGAATTTTTTAATCTCCTCGATATTCGTAGTGCCGCCTGTATCTGAATCAACTAAGAGGGAGGAATATCCTGGTATGAAACATGCCAACCGATCCTGTAGATTTTCAACACTGACTAAGAGGGGTGCAATCGCAACCACAAGTTTCGCATTGATTCGTTTCGTATGATGACCTGCTACAATCGTTTTACCCCATCTACAGGGTGTATTGAGAGCATTTATGCCATCTTTATCTTCAAGTTGTTTCAAGGCATCTACTTGGTCTGCTCTAAGCGTTTTATCACACTCCTGTTGAATAGAAGGGACTAATGACGCAGACCTAGCATCAGGATGTTTCCACGGATGTAATACGTGCCGAATAAGATAAGATGGATTCGCAACATTTCCAGCAAGATCTGCTTGTAGGCTAGAAGTTGTATACAAGAATCCTTTTGATAGTGGGTTTTTTAGCATAAGTGCTATTTGCATCGCAAGAAATGAACCAATATCACTAGCACATACTTGTCTCTGAATATAGTATTTTGCCTGTAATCCACTGTAGACCACATCGGAACCGATGTGTGTT